GCCACGGCCCCGCCGGCGCCGCCCGCGTACGCCACCGAAGACCGCGTCCGGGCGATGATCGCCGAGGCGGTTCTGCCCCTGTACGAAAGCCCCCAGGCAACCGTGCCCGACCCGGACCCGCACGACGTCGGCCACCCCGACCCGGCCCCCGAGGTGATGTGCACCCGCGTCCAGCCCCTCCAGGGGGTGCACCCGGCCACCAGGTGCACCTGGTGCGGGTTCCTGTGGACCGACCACCCCACGTTCGCCGAGCAGCTCCAGAAGGTCGGCGAGGCGGCCGCCAAGGTGATGGCCCCGTACAAGCAGCTCCTCGGCTGCGAGTGCGGGCACGGGTGGGGAGTGCACTCGCCGGACAGGTGCAGCGCAGTGCATCGTCCCCTCGGGGGTGCACTGCACCAGTGCACCTGCACCCGCACCCCGCCCAAGGCGCAGCCGTGAGCCCGATCACCACGGTCTACAACGGGGACGACGGGTTCATCCTGACGATCACCTCGTACCCCGAGTGCCCCCAGTGCGGGGCCGACTGGGAGGACGACCACCGCGACGGCGGCCGTTGCCCCGGCAAGCCGCAGGGGTGCACCTGCCGATGCGACATCCAGTGGCACAACCGCATCGGCGGGTGCACGCCCCGAGTGGGGTACTGCCCCTGCGTCTACGGCCGCCGCCCCACCGACTACTCCGGAGAGGACTGGATGCACCGTGACGACTGATCGCGTACTCCGACATGACTGGCTCCTCTGGGGTGCGGTCGGGTGCGCACTCGTGGGCACGGCACACTCCGAATGGAGCCTCGCCGTATCCGTGGGTGCACACCCCTGGATCGCCGCAGCCGTACCCGGCGCACTCGACCTGTACGTGGTCCGTGCACTCCGCGTCGGCCGGGACGTGTTCGTGGCCGTACTCGCCATGGTCGCGGCCAACGTCGCCTGGTACCTGGTGCACTCGGGCGACCTCCCGGTGGACTGGCCGCTGCGGAGTGCAGTGGGTGCACTCGCACCCCTCGTGCTGTGGCGGGTGTACTCGCTCAAGTACACCCGCACCTGCAAGGAGCTGCTGTGGGGCGTGCCCCCACCTGCACGAGGTACAGAGCCGGGTACGGACGCGGGTGCGGTGAAGGCGCCCGAGTACGACCCGGGTGCACCCCTGGACCCGCCCGCCGTACTCGAACCCCTCGGAGTGCACCCGGACCCCGTACCCGAGTACGTACTCGCTGAGTGGTCCGAGCAGCAGGCCAAGAAGGAGCGCCGCCGGGGCGACAGCCCGGTGCCGTACCTGACCCCCGTACCCGACCTCCCGACCGAGGAGGTGCACCCGAGTGCAGCGCGTACAGGTGCACTCCTGACCGGGGACCTGGCGTACCTGGACGCGGCCGCCGAGTACATGGCCGACGCGGACAAGCCGTCCGCCCGCGGCCTGCGGGCGCACCTCAAGAGCGTCGGGTGCGGCGTCGGCCAGGACCGGGCCGGCAGGCTCTACAAGCACCTGGGGGGCACGCCGTGAGCACGACCGACCCGCTCTACGTCGTGGCGCTGAACTACAGGCAGTTCCTGGACTGGTGCCGGCGCAAGGGCCACAACCCGAACCGGCGCCCGTCCACCGTGGTCTACGTCCGGGACGCCAAGCGCTTGATGGGCCTGCACAACGTCCGGATCGTGTTCGTCCAGAACTGGGAGGACCGCGAGGACTGGCGAGAGATCTACAACCGCGCGCTCATCGTCGGGAGGCGACCGTCATGAAGGAAACGATCGAGGCGATCATCTGGGGTGCCTGGTGGGCCGTCGGGGTCCTGGCCGTGCTCGTCATCCTCCTGGACTGGGTGTTGTCATGATCGGCGTGACCATCGGCGGCGTGACCGTCGGATTGGCGATCCTGGTCTGGCAGTGGTTCTCCTGGTGGCCCGGTCGGGCCTCGCTGCTCAAGAAGCCGGTCAAGCACATCGGCGGCCTGGCCCCGTTTCTGCTCGCCTGGGCGTATGGGGCGCTCGCCACCCTCACCACCATGGGACTGATCGGCATGGCTTTCGACATGGCCTTGTGGGCCTCCAACTGGCTCGGCGACGCGGCCCTGTGGTTCGGCGTCGGCCACCCGCCCGGCCGCACGGCTGCGGGCGCCCCGATCGCCCTCTCAGGCTTCGGGACGTGCATCGTGTTCCTGGCCACCATCGCCATCGTCGGGGCGATCAAGTTCCGCCCGGCGATCGCCGGGGACCTGAAGCGGGGCGCCTGGTGCGGCTGCTGCCTCGGCACCTCGGCGACCTTCTCAGCCATCGTCGCCGTCCCGCTGGCCAACGGCACGAACTGGATCGGCGCCCTGGTCTACACGGGGGCCGCCGGATGAGCGGCGAGGAGGAGGAGGAGGACGAGCGGGGCTCCGGCTGCGGGGCCGTCCTGGTCGTCGGCATCGTGGTCCTGGTGCCGCTCCTCGTGCTCTACGCGATCACCCCCGAGGGATTCATCCTCGCCCTCGGGGGCACCGGCTGGGGCGCCATCATCTGGGCCGCGTACCACACCCCGAGGTCCGTGCGCACTACACCGGACCCCGCTCCCCCACCGCTCCCCGAGAGGGGCTCGGAAGAGGAACCGCAGGTCACAGCAGTACGCGACACCAGCCACCCGAACCGGTGGCTCACCCCCCGGCCGAGCCGCTGGCTCGCCGAGGACACCTCGAAGGAGACAGGGACATGATCGACTACCGACTCGTACTGATCGCGCTCAACCTGATCGCTGCACTGGTCGTTGCGGCTCGCCTGCGTGCCAGCGAACGGGGCCGGGGCCTGAACGGGTTCTGCCTCGGCATCAACCTCATGGCTGCCCTGTGGCAGACCGCGAACGTTCTGGAGGGCTGATGACGGACAAGCGCACCACGAAGATCGTGTCGGTCCTGGTGGAGCTGACGTTCCACGGCGACTACCTCGACAGGGATGAGGTAGTCGGATACGCAGAGGGCTGGATCGACGCCGGCCTGGAAGACCGGGACGACCTGCGCGGCTGGACCACCACCTTCGGTCCCGTCCGCGAGATCGGACCCGACCTGCCGATCAAGGAGATCTGACCATGATCAACCACGTCACCATCTACTGCGCCCGCTGCGGGGGCTGGGTGCAACCGCACCTCCACCCCGAGGACCAGGAACAGCACCGCCAGGCCCAGCAGAACGAGGAGAGCTGACCATGGGCATGAACCCGGGCGAGCTCGCATGGCGCCTGTCGGCCACCTTCGGTTAGCCTGACCCCTGTCGGCCCCCCAGCGGACACCTAGCCCCCTCCCAGACGCTCCGGGAGGGGGCTTTGTCATACCCTGAGATCACCACCGACACAGGGACGTGATGGCATTGGACTCCGCCGAGCGAGTTGCACAGCAGTTCCACGAAGCCTACGAAGACCTGGCGCCCGAGTTCGGGTACGAGACCCGGGAGGCATCCCGCAAGCCCTGGGACCAGGTTCCCGAACAGAACCGCAGCCTGATGATCGCGGTAGTCCAGAGGCTGAAAGACACGGGGGCGGTGATCTTCTAATGGCAACACCCATGACCCCCGAACGGTTCGCCGCAGTCCTGCGCGCCGAGGGCCTGACGGTCGTCGAAATCGGCAACTGGAAGACCCACAACCGGAACCACAAGGGCCCCTGGGGGCCGATCAACGGCTCGATGCTCCACCACACCGCCAGCCGCGGCGAGCTCGCCACCGTCGAGCTCTGCCGGGCCGGGTACACCAGCCTCCCCGGGCCGCTCTGCCAAGTCGTCATCGCCAAGAGCGGCAAGGTCTACCTGATCTCCGCCGGGCGCGCCAACCACGCCGGCGGCGGAGACCCCAACGTGCTGGCGGCCGTGATCGACGAGCAGTACGGCGCCCGGCCGCCCGTCCCCCGCGTCGGCAACGCCAACGGCGTGGACGGGAACACCCACTTCTATGGCGCCGAGTGCGAGAACCTCGGCGACGGCAAGGACCCCTGGCCGGAGATCCAGGTGGAGTCCATGGTCAGGTTCTGCGCCGCAGTGAACCGGGAGAACCGCCACACCGAGAAGTCGTCGATTGCACACGCCGAGTGGTCCTCGGACAAGTCGGACCCGTTCGGACCCGGGTACCCCGGGCACTCGGCCATGCGTGCGAGGATCAAGGAACGGCTCGCGCACCCGCCGAGCTGGAACACCCCGACCGAACAGGGACCCGACGTGACCGCACCCTTCCGCACCCTCCTCTCCCGTCAGACTGACGTCGTCCTCCAGCCCGACGTCCCCTACACCATCTACTGGGAGTCGGAGTACCTGGACGACGCCAACGAACACGGCGCCGGCGGCAAGACCGTCATGACCGCCGGGACCTACTCGGGTCTCGTCAACCTCTACATCGACGGCCTACCCGAGAACGAGGTACTGGAGGTGTTCCCGATCGAGGAGGACGCCAACGGCGTCCAGGTCGGCTCCGGGTTCACCACCGACGTCCAGGGCCGCGTCGGCTCCGCGCCGCTGCGCGCCACCGTCCCCGTCATGGGCTCGGTCGGCTCCCGGCTCGCGACCCAGGTCATCTCCCGGGCGGCCGAGCCCGTCAACCTGCGGCAGGCGTGGCTGTCGCTCCAGCACTGGAACTGACGGCCGGGTGGATGAGCCCACGCTCGCCGAGATGATCCGGGCGCTACAGGCCGACGTGTCCCGGATGGTGGCCGCGCAGGAGCGCTACGTCACCAAAGAGATCATGGACTTGCGACTGGAGAAGATCGCCGAGAACCAGGCCGAGGACCGCGCCCGGCTGGACACCATGTCCCGCTGGGTGTGGTCGGCCGTGGTCGGACCTGTCATCGTGGGCCTCATCCTGTACCTGCTGATAGGGAAGACGCCATGAAGTCGCTCCGCTGGTGGCTGCTCCTGGTGGCCTTCTCGGTCGGCGTGGCGTACGCCATCGCGTACGGGCAGAACGTCGCCGAGCGCATCGACCGGGCCGAGGCCGACCGGGCCGCGCTCGCGCAGCAGGTGCGCTCCCTCGGGGGCATCCCGGTCGCCGGGCCCAAGGGCGACTCCGGTACCCCCGGCATCAACGGCAAGGACGGACGCGATGGCAAGGACGGATCACCTGGATCGGACGGCAGCCCTGGCCCGAGCGGCCCGCCAGGATCGGACGGCGCTCCGGGATTGGCTGGATCGGATGGTGCACGGGGCGATGCAGGTGCGCCAGGGCCGGTCGGACCGACAGGACCCGCAGGACCACAGGGGGAGCCCGGGCCGCAAGGTGACCCGGGGCCCCAGGGTCCTGCGGGTCCGCAGGGCGACGCGGGCCCGCCTGCTGAGGCCTGCCCGGTGGGTACCGCAGGTGAGATCGTAGAGCTGAACGGCCACGACTACTGGTTGTGCCGAAAGGTGACGTAAGGGGCGAGACGGGATGAGTGAGCAGATCTGGACGCGGCGGGACGGCGAGTCACCGGACGCGTACGAAACGTTCAAGAAGTACCTGTACCTGGGTGCTGGCCGGACCCTGGAAAAGGTCAGGGAGGCCTCGGGACGAACGCGGGCTTCTGTGGAGGCTCTGTCCGCCAAACACGACTGGATCGCCCGCACCATCGCCTACGACAGCTACATCGTCACGGCCGATACCGACGGGCTGGTCCACGCGCTGGCCGAGACGCGGGACAAGAACCTCGCCCTCATGGACAAGCTGCGCGGCCTGCTCGACTCCCGGCTGGACGACTTCATCAGCCGCCGGGACGACCCCACCATCCGCTGGACGCAGGCCTGCATCGCCATGACCAAGATCGAAGCCAACTCCCTGGCCATGGGCGAGACCAAGAAGTCCACCGAGAAGATCCAGCAGATCGAGGCCCTGGTCGAGCGCGCCCTCGAACTCCAGAACCGGGTGCCGGAGGAGGCGTGATGTGCCCCACCTGCGGCCACCCCGGCACGGACCACTACCCCGAGGACAAGGACGAACTCGGAGGCGACGTGTGGTTCTGCTTCGCCAGGGATGAGGACGATCACGCCTGTGGATGCGGTGACCCGAGGCGGATCCCATGAGGCTCACCCGCGCCGAGCTGGAGCGCATGAGCCCCGCCGATCTCCTGCGCCTGGAAGAGGTCCTTGAGCAAGTCGTCCAGGACGCCGAGGGCGGCAAGGTCCCCTGGCGCTGCGGGCGGCCCGGCTGCGACGGCAAACCGCACCCGGGCCGCAACGGCCGCCACGCCCGCGCCTCCCAGCTCGCCCCCGAATGGGAGTGGGACGTCTGGATGCTCCTCGCGGGCCGAGGCTTCGGCAAGACCCGCACCGGGGCCGAGTGGGCCATCGAGAAGGCCCGCACTCTCGACCGGGGCGCCCTCATCGGCCCCACCGCCGCCGACACCCGAGACATCCTTGTCCAGGGCGAGAGCGGCATCCTAGCCTGCGCCCCCGCCACCTTCCGCCCCACCTACAACCCGTCCAAGAGGCAGCTCACCTACCCCAACGGCGCCATCCAGACGCTCTACAGCGCGGACGAGCCCAACCGCCTGCGCGGCCCCCAGCACGGATACGGCTGGTTCGACGAGCTCGCCGCGTGGCGGTACATCCAGGAGGCCTGGGACATGGCGCAGCTCGGCATGCGCCTCGGCGACCACCCGCAGATATGCGTCACCACCACGCCCCGGCCGCTGCCCCTGATCAAGCTGCTGGCCAAGGACCCGATGACCGCCCTGACCAAGGGCACCACGTACGACAACCTGCACAACCTCGCCGCCACCTTCCAGCGGGCCGTCGTCTCGAAGTACGAAGGCACCACGCTCGGCCGCCAGGAACTGAACGCCGAGGTTCTCTCGGACCTGCCGGGTGCGCTCGTGGCCATGCGCCACATCGACGGGGCACGCGTCCAGCAGGCGCCCGACAACCTCATCGACATCGTGGTCGGCATGGACCCTGCGGGTACCGGCGCCGGAGACGAGACGGGTCTCGTCGTCGTCGGCCGCGGCCCGGACGGCAAGAGCTACGTCCTGCACGACGGCTCCGAGAAGCTGTCCCCCAACGACGCCGCCAACCGCGCCTGGGGCCTGCTCGAATCCTGGTCGGCGACCCTCCTCATCGTCGAAGACAACGGCGGCAAGGACTGGATCGAGTCCGTGCTCAAAGCGGTCTACAAGGAGCGCCAGGGAGCGCTGCACACTGCGCCGCTGCGCCGCGTCAACGCCTCCCAGGGCAAGCGCCTGCGCGCCCAGCCCGTCGCCATGCGGTACGAGCAAGGCCGCGTCTGCCACGTCGGCAGCTTCCCCGACCTCGAGGACCAGCTCACCACCTGGATCCCCGAGGAGGACCCCACCATGTCCCCCGACCGGCTGGACGCCATGGTGCACGCGGTGGCCCACCTCATGAGGAAGTACGACCGCACCGAGACCCGCATGCTGTCGCCCCACGCCGTCAAGGGCACCGGCACCGGCATCCACCCCGCCATCGCCGCCCGCAGGGCCGCTGCCGAGCGCAGGGCATCATAGGAGCAACATGGACCCGATCACGCTCATCGTGGCAGCCCTGGTCACAGCCCGGATCACCCGGCTCGTTACCACCGACCGCATCACCCAGGCACCCCGCACGTGGGCGCTCCGCCGCCTGAGCTCCGAGGGGCTCACCGCCTACCTGATCGTCTGCGACTGGTGCGCGTCGTTCTACGTCGGGCTCGGGGTCGCGGCCGCCGGCTGGGCGTACGGGGCGTGGGCATGGCCGTGGATCGTGCCCCTGGGGCTCGCGTTCAGCTACGTGGCCGGATGGCTCGCACGAGGGGAGACGGAGTGATGGGCATCATCGACCGGCTGAGGGGCACCGGCCCGGAGCCGCAGGACGGGCCGAGCGCACCGCCGCGCGCCATCCTCGCCGCGGCCATGCCGATGAGCGGGCCCGGCGTGAAGGCGGTCAACCGGGGCCGGGCGCACCAGACCCAGGAACAGTGGCAGCGCGAGGCCTGGTACTACTGGGACGTCACCGGGGAGCTGCGCAGCCCCACCACGTGGATCGCCAACGCTGTGTCCCTGGCGGGCATGCACGCCACCACCCTGGACCCCGACACCGGGGAGGCCACGGGCCCCTCCGACAACGCCAACGCCATTGCGGTCGTCTCCCGGACCCTCGGCGGGGCGACGCAGCGGGCGGGCCTGCTGCGCCTGCTCGCGCTGTGCTGGCAGGTGGCGGGCGAGGCCTGGATCATCATCCGGCCGACCGCCGGGGGCAAGCCGGACGAGTGGCGGGTGCTGTCCGGCAACAAGGTGCAGGCCAAGGGCGAGCGCTGGCAGTACACCGACCCCATGAACGGCTCCGTGGTCATCCTCGGCCCGCAAGACCGCCTGATCCGCGTCTGGTGTCCCCACCCCGACGACCAGGCCAAGGCCGACTCCTCGGTGCGCTCCGCGCTGCCCATCCTCCGCGAGATCGAGAAGGCCTCGCAGAACATCGCGGCCCGGCTCGATTCCCGCATCGCGACGAACGGCCTGCTGGTCCTCGCCGATGAGCTGTCCCTGACCGGTCAGGACTTCATGGCCGAGTTCATGTCCTCCGCCGAGCTGGGGCTCGCCAACCCGGGCCAGGCCTCCTCCCAGGTCCCCTTCGCCTTCAACGCCCCGGCGGAGTTCATCGCCAACGGCGGCGCCGTCGCGCACATCGACCTCGGCACAGCCTTCGACGCGTCGGTCGTAGAGCTGCGGGACAACGGCCGCGACCGGCTCGCGCAGACCCTGGACGTGTCGAAGTCCACGGCGCAGGGCACGCAGAACGAGTCGAACCACTGGTCGGCGTGGCAGGTCAGCGAGGACGACTACAAGATATTCATCGCGCCTCTGCTGGAGGCGATCGGCGACCCGCTCACCGAGCACTACGTCCGCCCGGCGCTGCGCCGCATGGGCATGACCGCCGAGCAGGCCGACCAGTTGTCCATCGGCTGGGACGTCACGGCGATCGTGGCGCGCCCGGACGCCCGCGAGACGCTGGAGTCGCTGTACGAGAAGATCCTGATCTCGGACGAGTACATGCTCACCGAGAACGGCGTGACGGTCGACGCCATGCCCGCGCCCGACGAGCGCACTCGGCGCATGCTGGAGAAGCTGGTGCTGGGCGCGCCCACGCTGCTGGCCGACCCGAACGTCGCTGCTGCGCTCGGGCTGGACATCGAGGTGCAGCCCGCCGCTGCCGGCGTGGACGCCACGGTGTCGGCGAGCGGGGAGCTGGAGCCCCCGGAGCCCGAGCCGGTTCCGAACACCCGGTCGCTCCCAGCAACCCAGGGTGAGGGTCCCCCGGCCGGTGATGTCCCCGAGGGGCTCGTAGCCGCTGCCGAGCTTATCGTCTACGACGCGCTGCGGCGCGCGGGCGGGCGCCTGCTCACGAACCAGAACCGAGGCCAGTTCAAGGCGACGCCGCGGCACGAGCTGCACACCGTGATCAGCGCAGCCGACCCTCTTCCGTTGATGGAGGGGTCGTTCGAGTTCACGGACAAGGTGGCCGAGGCGTTCAACGTATATCCGACCGCCCTGGATACCAAGCTGCGCCTGTACGTGAAGTCCCGACTGTTCCAGGGCCTGTCGCACGATCGGGCTGCGCTGCGTGAGGCTCTGCGGTGACCACGCCGCTGGGCGACGACCCGCACCTGGGCCAGCGCATGCGCGCGCAGATATTCATCCGCGACGGCGAGGAGCGCATTGCCACCGCGTGGTTCCGCAGCCTGACCCGCTTCCTGGACCGGGCGCGGCGCGGCGTGCTGCGCGATGGGGGTATCGACCCGGGGCGGGTCAGCGATGAAGTGGGCTTCTGGTCCGAGCAGGTCAACGTGAACGTGCTCCCAGCGATCGAAGGGGTGCTGGCCGAGGCCTGGCGCCGCGTCACCACGTCGGGGCAGCCCGACACGGACCCCTTCGTGCGGGACTACCTGAACACTGCCGGCAACCGCATGTCGAACACGCCCGATGAGGTGTACGGGCTGATCGTGATCGAGGTGGAGCGCGGCATCACCGAGGGGCTCGCGCTGGAGCGGGTGCGCGACGCCGTGCAGGAGATCATGACGGCCAGCGGGACGCCGTACTGGCGGAACCGGGCGATGACGGTAGCGCGCACCGAGACCATGGGCGCGGTGAACGCCGGCATCTTCCGTTCCGCCGAGCTGGAGGCCGAGCAGCGGGGCGACCCGGCGCCGTTCAAGGTGTGGCTGTCGACGGAGGACAAGCGGACCCGGCCGACGCACGTCACGGCGGACCAGCAGCGCACGTTGCTCTCCTCGCCCTTCGTGGTGGGCGGGGCGCAGCTCATGTTGGGAGAGGTGTATTACGCTCAGAAACGATACG